CCCCACAAATGGCATGTTCGATTCTTCGTTTGGGTCGCATTTGGGTTAAGCCCGAGGTTGCAGTTGTAGCTGGAAATCCCGTTTATGTTCGCGCAGTCGCAGGCGGCACCGAACGTGCTGGCGCTTTTAGGCCTTCCGCTGACGGGTCCGATACCATTGCACTTTCAAATTCCAAGTTTTTAACAAGCGCGGGCGCCGGAGAATTGGCTCTTGTGCATATCAATATTTAATGAAAGGAAATTAAATCATGACTGCAAAAGCCAGATTAGATGCCAATGAGACCGTGTTTTTCCAACGTGAATTGGAAACAATTAAGGCAAAAACCTATGATGTAAAATATCCAGAGTTAAAATGCCGCCGCTTAATTCCCGTATCGTTTGAGGCCGGCCCCGGTGCCGAAAGCATTGTATATCAGCAATATGATCAGGTCGGAATGGCCAAAATCATTTCCGCCTATGGCAATGATTTACCCCGTGCCGACATCACCGGAAAAGAATTTACCGCAAAAATTAAATCTCTCGGATGTGCTTACGGATATAATATTCAAGAAATCCGTTCGGCCGCCATGGCAGGAAAGCCTTTACAGGCTCGTAAAGCCAATGCTGCGAAACGTGCAATTCTTCAAAAAGAAAATAACATTGCTTATTTTGGCGATGCCGCAACCGGTTTAATCGGTTTCCTCAATAACCCAAATGTGACCCAAACCGTTGTTCCAAACGGCGTTGGTGCAAGCCCATTGTGGTCGAACAAAACACCTGACGAGATTCTTCTCGATCTCAATGGTGCGGCTAACTTCATCGTGGAATCAACAAACGGTGTAGAAATTCCAGATACATTATTATTGCCACTTGAGCAATACAACTATATTAAATCAACACCTAGATCATCGCAGTCTGACAAAACCATTCTGCAATATTTCCTCGAAAATAACGGATATATTAAAACCGTTGAATGGGTAAATGAACTAAAAGGTGTTGGTGTAAATGGCGTTGATGTTATGGTTTGTTACCGCCGTGACCCAGACGTTCTTACTCTCGAAATTCCACAAGATTTTGAGCAATTCGCTGAGCAAGAGCAAGGTCTTGAATATATCGTACCCTGCCATCAAAGAATCGGCGGCGTATTGATTTATTATCCAATGGCCGTGAATATTGTATCTGGTATCTAATGGTTTTATGGAGTGTCTGAAATGATTTTAGTTGAAAATACAAGTGCAAATGTAACCGGAGTTAGTAATTTGCAGATTAAAAATGGGTATCAACCGAAGAACGTTATTTTAAGACCTGGCGTTAATCAGATTGATAATGAACTATGGGAAAGCATGAAATCTATAAGCGTAATAAAAAGCATGTTAGAAAATGGCAATCTAAAAGTCATTCTTGACGGCGATGACGCAGAAAAAGCTAGCGAATCCCTAAATCAATTGCATTATACGCAAGCCAATAAAATAATTAAAGCTACCTGGGATATTGATTTGCTAAAAAAATGGCAGTCAAATGAAACTAGGGCGGCGGTTTTAAAAACCATTGAAACCCAAATTAAGCAGATTGAAACTCCGGTAACAAACGAAAAAACAGAAATGTTTTTGTGAGGTATTATGACGCCTGCATTGATTAAATCTTATTTTCCAGAATTTTCATCGTTAAGTGATGCCTTTATTCAATTATATATTGACCAGGCTATCTTATCGGTGAATGTATCCATTTGGGGAAATAAAAGCGAATTGGGTGTTGCATATCTCACGGCTCATTTGCTCACATTAATTAGCCGAGGTGGCACCGGTGCCGCCGGGCCAGTAACCCAGGAAAGTGTCGGTGACCTTTCTCGATCTTATGCTCAAATATCAATAGCAAACGCAAGCGAATATTCTCTCACGACTTACGGGCAGGAATATTTGCGGTTAAGAAAATCATTGCCTATTAGTCCGTTGGTTTTATGATATGGCAAAAAATGTTTCAGATAAAGATTTTGGGTTTAAAAAACTTAATTCAGAATTAAAAAAACTGGAACAAAAACCATTTGTAAAAATCGGGGTACAAGGTAAAGATGCAAGTGATGATAAAACTGTTCGAAATTATGATGGAAGTATTTCTAAATTATCTGGTATAACGGTTGTAGAAATTGCCAATTTTCATGAATTTGGTTTGGGCGTACCCGAACGCTCATTTTTACGTTCAACACTTGACGAAAACCGTAATAAATATACTAATATCGTTAAAGAATTGAGAACAGAAATCACCAAAGGCGTTTGGGATACAAAAACTGCATTAGAAATTTTAGGTCAAAAAATCGTTAGTGATGTAAAGCAAAAAATTTATGATGGCATACCGCCAGAATTAGCAGAATCAACAATACAAAACAAAACGGTTGCTGGCAGGACTGGCGAAACACCTCTAATAGACACTGGTCAATTAGTTCAATCAATAACATATACAGTTGAAATGAAGGGCGAGTGATGAGTATTGCGAACGCGACAAATTTGATTGCAAGATTTTCTGAGCCTTTCACAATCACGCGAAAAGCTGCCGGTACTTATACGAATGGCACCTATTTGCCCGGTGCCATAACCACAATTTCAGCGGTTGGCTCTATACAGCCATTATCGGGACGTGAGCAATTAAGCTTATCAGAATTACAACGCGCAAAAGAAATATATAAAATTTACACCGCAACCGAATTGTTTACAGTCGATGAATCGGCAGGGAAAAAAGCCGATTTGGTTTCATTCCAGGGAAAAGTTTTCGAAGTACAAAAAATCGAAAAATGGGAATATGATTTTTCATATTTTAAAGCGTTAATTATGAGGGTAGAGGCATGAATATCTCAACAATTAAGACGGCGATATATTCATGGGCAAATAGTAATGTCGGAGGTTCACCCGTCGTATGGGCCGACCAGGCGGCACCTCGGCCTCCACGACCTTATGTAACTTTAAGATTGAATGGCCCATATCGCGTTGCCGGTGCCGACGAATTGCGGCTAACGACTACTGCCGGGGTGCCAGAAATTACCGGGCATCGACGACTTGTTTTGACTGTTACGGTTCATGGTGATTCCATTTATCAAAAAGCATATGATTTGAATTTTTCACTTGGAAAACCAAGTGTGCAGGCATCTTTTAGGGCATCAAATATTTCAATTTCCAATGAAGGAAATTTAGTAAATTTAACCAAATTTATGGAAACAAAATTTGATGAAATATACACGTTTGATGTTGAATTTTTAGTAACTTCAACATCAACTGACAATACCGGTTACATCACAAAAACTGAAGTCACCGGATTTGGCGAAACAAATATTATTGGGAATTAAAGTTTTGTTGTACTATTTAATATATAAATGAAAGGGGTACAAAATGGGTTTATCTAGTATTGTTGATGTTCAGATAACTCGCCAAACCGCCAGTGTTTCGCAAGCCGGTTTTGGGACGATGATGATTCTTGGTTTTAATGCAACGTTTCCAGAGAGAATACGTTTTTATGAGGATATGGACGGTGTTGCTACGGATTTCGCAACTAGTGATGAAGAATATAAAGCAGCAACTGCAGCGTTTTCCCAAAATCCAAGACCAAATAGGCTTGCAATTGGACGCGCCGAGGCATTAACAGCCGCTGTTTATTTAATCGATTGTAACCAAGCTATGGCTGGCGCAGATTCGATAAGCGTTACGGTAAATGGGACTGTATGCACTGCCTCAACACTCGCGGCTCTTGCGACTGCAATCGATGCCGTTGCCGGTGTTGCCAGTGCCGTGGTTGCTGGCACCCCAGATTTTACTATTACAATAACAGCGGACGTTGGAACATCATTAACAGTTTCCACTTTGGTTGTTACAACAACGCTTGGTTTAACTGCAACGCTCACTAATCCAACGCCAGAAAAAACGGTCGTTACGGCTCTTGATGCTATAGTGTTAGAAAGCGATGACTGGTATGCACTAACTCTTACAATAAGAACATTAGCAAGCCAAATGACAGCCGCGGCCTGGATTGAAGCCAGACGTAAAATCTTTTTTGCGCGTTCGAATGATGCAAACTGTAAATCGGCAGTTGAAACAAGTGATGTTGCATATAAACTTAAGGCCGCAGCATACGATCGCTCGGTTGTTATTGCGCATTATCCGACCACTGATGATTTTATCGATGCCGGTTGGCTTGGAAAAATGCTGCCCGAAGATCCTGGAAGCGCGACCTTCAAATTTAAAACCATTGCAGGCGCAACTGTTGATAACCTTTCCGCAAGCGAATCAACTGCAATTAAGGGTAAAAACGGCAACACTTATGAGCTTATTGGCGGTGTAAATATCACTGCAGAAGGCATTGTTGCAAGCGGTGAATTCATCGATATTATCATCGGAATAGACTGGTTGCAGGCCCGTATCGAAGAAAGGGTTTATGCAAAACTAGTTCAGCTTAAAAAGATTCCTTTTACTGATGCCGGTGTTGCTATTATCGAGAACGAACTGAGGGCGCAACTAAAGCAAGGTGTAGCCGTTGGATTACTTGCCGCAGATCCCGAATTCACAGTTACGGTGCCAAAGGTTGCCGATGTATCACCTGCCGATAAAGCATTGCGATATTTGCCAGGAATTACATTTGCTGCCACCCTCGCAGGCGCAGTACATAAAACTCAAATCCGTGGAACGGTTTCAATATAAGAAAGGAATTGAATTATGGCAGTAAAAACATACGACCCATCGCAAGTTGCAATCATAATCGGCGGTTTTTCTATGACCGGTTTTGCTGATGGAAGTTTCATTACTATCGCAAGAAATGCCGATGCATTTGCATTGCACATTGGCACTGATGGCGAAGGTACACGGGCAAAATCGAGTAATAAATCAGGACGAATAACTTTGACTTTGAGTCAATCGTCGGATTCAAATTCAATACTATCAGCTTTAGCAACCGCCGATGAATTATCAAACAGCGGAATTTTTCCTGTTCTCGTAAAAGACAATTCCGGGTTATCTTTGTATTCCGCAGAAACCGCTTGGATTGTAAAAGTACCCGATTCAGAATTCGGTCGCGAATTGGGTTCACGCGAATGGATAATAGAAACTGACAATTTGGTACCATTTGTTGCTGGTAATTAATAATATTGTCAGTCGATTTGTTTGAAATATGGCGGCTTATTGCCGCCTTTTTTTGGAGTGTCATTATGCAAAAAACACAAGAAAAAATCATTAATAATAATACATATGTTGTAACGCAATTTCCTGCTACCAAGGGTATAAAAATGTTACATCGCCTTGGAAAATATATTTCCGGGCCACTTTCTAAAATTGCAAATTCCGATAAAGGAAAACTATTAGATAAAGAAATATCACTAGAAAATATCGGTGTTGCTATTCAGACGTTTTTTGAAGAATGTGATGAAAACACTTTTGAGACGACCGTCAAGGAATTGCTCACAAGCACGACAAGAAACAATAAACCTATTAATTTTGACTTAGATTATTCTGGTAATTTATCAGAGTTAATGAATATTTTAGTATTTATTATTGAGGTTAATTATAAGGATTTTTTTTCAGATATCGGCGGCCTCAAAAAATAGCGGACGCCGGTTACAATCAAGGGCGGTGTAATATAGAATGGGCGATATGGAGACCAGTAACGGCAAAAATTGCGACCCTTGCAGAAATAGAAACTCACTGGTCAATAGACGACCTGGCTGACGCAAATGAGGCTTTGGATATAAAAGCCGAGGCCGAAGAATTTGCGGCAAGGCAATCGCGAAAGGGACGATGATGGCGACGATACGCGAGTTAGTTATAAAATTTGGATTCGATGTTGACGAGGCGCCGTTAAAAAAAATGGAAACCGCTATTGAAGATCTCAAGGCCGGTTTTATAGCTGTTTCCGCTGCAGCCGCTGCAGCCGCTGCCTCAATTTTTGGGATTGCGAAATCGACCGCAAATGCTGCCGATGCTATTCGAGATACATCAATTGCAAGCGGCATATCATATGAAGAATTACAAAAACTCGGGTACGCTGCGCAGCTTTCCGGATCAAGCCAAGAAGAACTAGCCGATAGTTTAAAATTCCTTGCACGCGCGAGTTACGACGCTAAAGATGCAAATTCCGAGGCAGCTAAAACATTTAAAACCCTCGGGGTTTCAGCTCTTGATGCCGCCGGAAAAATCAAACGGCCTGATGAAATTCTATATTCCCTAGCCGATGCTTTTAAAAGATTGCCGCCGGGTGTTGAGAAATCAGCAATGGCCCTTAATATCTTTGGCCGGTCTGGAAACAAATTTTTGCAAATGTTGGATAACGGGTCTCAAGGTTTGCGCGATTTAGGCGCAGAGGCCATTGACCTTGGCATCGTGATGAATGATTCCGCAATAGAATCCGGCGCGCGTTTTAATGATAATTTAGATTCATTGCTAGCAACAATAAAAGGTGTTGTAAACGTTATCGGTTCGGGTTTAATTCCGGTTGTTTCCGATATTCTTACAGATATGAAAAATTGGATTAAATCCAATCGGGAATTATTGAAAACAAGGTTGCAAAATTTTATTGAAATTTTAACAAAATATCTCAAAAATCTATGGCGTGTTGTAACAGCGGTTTATTACGTTTTTCGGACAATGATTGTTGCCATCGATAAAGTCACACAATCAATTGGCGGATTTGCTACGGTATTAAAAGCCCTTGCTGGCCTTATTGGATTGTTCTTTTTAGGCCGCATGGCAATGGCAATAGTTGATGTAGTAAAAGGGTTTTACGCTATAAGCAAAGCTGCAATTGTTGCCTGGCGTTCGGTTTTACTAGGGCCAATTTTAATAGGCGCCGCTATTGCTGCAGTATTTTTAATCATTGAGGATTTGATTGCCTGGACTGAAGGGCGGCCTTCATTTTTCGGTTTTCTTTTGAAAAACAAAGATAAAATATTTCAAAGCATATTGAATTTCTTTTCGATGATATATGATAAAGTATCTCAAACTGCAAAAAAAATGCTGGTATCATTCTTGGAATTTTTCGGAGTTTCATCTAATGCAGCAATAGAAACAGCAAATATTATTGGGAATATATTCAATATAATAAAAGATATTATATTAGGCATCGTTTCTTTTATAACTCAGCAAATAGAGTACGCAATAAACGGAATAGTTTTATTAATAACCGGAATTGTGCAGACTATTTCTGCATTGTTACTTGACCCGAAACAGGCATTCCTTGATTTTGCAAATATGTTATTTGATATTTTCAAGGGAATTGGTTTGACAATTCTCGATAGTATTAAGTCAATATCAAAGCAATTATATGATGTAATAGCAGGTGTATTTTCCGGGATAATCAGTTTTATCGGAGGATTGGTAGTTTCTGCTTTTAATAGTGTTTCTAATGGAATTATCAATACCATAATGGCGATTTCAGATAAAATAAAAACATCGATTATAGCGCCATTTAAAAACACTTTTGGAAATATTGCAGCGAAATTGGGTTTCGATATTGGCAATGAAAATGCGATTCCTAAAACGCAGTCTATGGTACCAATGCCTGCAATTTCACAAATACAAAATGTTGCATCAAACCCTTTTCCCGGGGTATCACCGGCCAATGTATCAAATATGAATACTCAGTCTAGTAACACCGAAATACAATCAACAATCAACGTAACGGTGCCGCCAGGCAGTGATGCAACTGCCGTTGGTGAGGCAGTAAGAAGGGCGGCAAGTGAAGAATTTGCACGAATGTTAAGGCCAGCCGCCAGGGCCACAAAATCTAACGTGAGTTATTGAGGTTTTTATGAGTTTATTGTCATTGATTTATGGAACAAATAAGCGGGTAAAAATCGCAGAAATCGAAGTCGATGTTTCCATATCTGAATCGCATGAAACGGATTGCGACATTACGGAAAATCCCGTCGAATCCGGTGCCAACATTACCGATCATGTACAAGTAAAACCTGCAAAACTTACAATTGAAGGTTTGATTTCAGATACACCAATCAAATTTTTTCAAGGCGTTCGTTCTTTGTTTGATGATAACAGGTCAAGGAAAACCTATGAAGAATTGGTTGCGATTCAGCAAGAGCGCGAACCAATCGACATTGTGACTGGCTTAAAAAAATATTCGAATATGATTTTAAAAACTCTTACCGTACCGAGAAATGCCGATACCGGAAAGGCATTAAGATTCAACGCAACATTCCAGGAAATCATCATTGTAGAATCAACTGAAATTTCAGTTACAACAACCGATTCTAAATTTCAAAAGAAATCTTCGATTGGAAAAAATACAGCAAAAACTCCAACGCAGGATACACTGGATAAGGCGAATTCTTTACTTTCCCGAATAACCGGATTGGGGGCCTGATATGTCGGTTTTAGAAATTCCTTTGCGGTCGGATGTGGATAACTATGATTTCTCAGTTGACCTGGAAGGCATCACTTATATTTTTGAATTGGCATGGAATGATCGTTCATCGTTATGGTCGCTCATCATCAGCGATGCCGAAAGAAATGTTATTCTCGGTGCTATTCCGATCATGGTCAATGCAAATCTTTTAGAGCGATTTAAAATGCAGAATTTACCTCCAGGCACGTTGGCTCTTTTAGATTTGAGCGGATCTGGACTAGAGGCAGGCAAAACGGATATTGGTAGCCGATGTATTATGATTTATGAGGAAAGTGAAGGATGAGACAATTCATTCGAAATGCCAGACTGAGAGTGGGTACTAAAGGCGCCCTGGAAAAAGAGTACGTCGGCTTTCGATTAAATTTTAAATTTGATAAAAATCTTGAATCTGCGCCGAATACCGGTGTTATAAATGTTTATAATTTGAGTATGGAAAGTCGAGAAAAATTTGAAGCAAAAAATGCGATATGTTCTTTGGACGTAGGATATGGAAACGACCTGTCCCAAATTTTTTCCGGCAACATTGCCAAGGCGACCACAAGAAAAATTGGCGTTGATCGCATAACCGAAATAGAATTAGGCGACGGAGAAAAAGCATATCAAGAGGCAAAAATTGATTTGAGTTTACCGCCAGGCGCCACGGCCGAACAGGTAATGCAAAAAGTTGCATTTTCATTTAAAGATGTAGTTTCTGGAGGTGTTAATGCAATTCGAGAGTTTATTATTCCAAAATTTAAAAGCTATGGAACCGGCGTTATTTTGTCCGGTACAGCCAAAGATATTATGGATAGTTTGGTAAAAACTCTCGGTATGGAATGGTCAATTCAAGACGGCGAGTTGCAGATCATTGAACAACACAAACCAACAAATGATGCAAATGTATTATTAAGTCCTACAACTGGTTTGATCGGTTCTCCGGGTAAGATAAAAGCCGATGCCGGAAAAAACATTCCCGATGGCGGTATTGAATTTCAATGTTTATTGCAGCCAAAACTTAAGCCAGGCCGCCTTGTGGAAATCCAAAGCGAATTTGTTTCCGGGGTATATAGAATTTCAAAGGTTACTCATGAGGGTGATAATTTTATGGGCAATTGGCTATCAAGATGTGAGGCATATGTACATAAATGATTAATCAACAAACGCCAACATTGCAGGATTTGCTTAAAGAGGCTATCGAAAGCCGAGTAACAGATATTCATGTTTCATTGCCGGGAATTGTGCAAAAATATGATGCCGCTAAACAGGTAGCTGATATTCAACCAGTGGTCAAAAAAAAATATGCCGATGGCACAGTTGTTAATTTACCATTGCTCATTAATGTACCGGTGATTTTTCCAAGGACTATCAAATCATTTTTACATTTACCACTTGCTAAAAATGACTATGTATTGCTTATATTTTGCGAACGTTCTCTTGATATTTGGTTACAAAAAGGCGGCATCGTTGACCCTGATGACTTCAGAAAACATTCTTTATCTGATGCCGTGGCCCTGGTAGGATTTTTTCCACAAAAAAATGAATTAACAGTTGATGCTAATAATGTAATGTTGGTTAATGATTCTGCAAAATTTGAATCAACACCGGACGGGAAAACTAAAATCGGCAAGGTTAGCGGAAACCAAACTGAAAACATCGTATTGGGTTTGGAAATGAAAACGTATCTGGAAACTCTGCATGATAAAATTGCAACGCTTTTAGATAAGCTTATTCTCGGCGATATTTGCCTCGTTACTTCACCGGGTAGTCCAACGGCACCAAACCCAGTTCGGGCAGCGGAATTTACGTCTTTAAAAGCCGAATTGGCAGCATTAAAGGCATCACCGATTTCAGACAAGAAATTTTTAAGTGATATATTTTTTACGGAAAAGGGTAATTGAAATGGCACTGACAGGCGCAGGATTATTCGCTGCAATGAAAGCAAAACTTCCGGTTGCTCAGGATTTGGCAATGCAAGAGGCAGCGTTAAAGCCAATGTGTGAAGCTATCGTCGAATATTTTGTCGCAAATACGCAGGTAACAACATCGGTTTCGGTTGCCGCAGGAATTCTTGTTGCGGTAGATCCTATTACCCATCTTGGTGCCACCACTACCGCCGGAACCGGCACCGGCACCGGAACAATATCGTGAGGATAAAATGGATTTAAAACAGGATACAGCAACAAATGATATAAAAGTTTTGAATGGTAATGTTTCCTGGACATCCGGAGTTGAATCGATCATTCAACATTTAAAAATTCGATTAAAAACTTTTAAAGGCGAATGGTTTTTAGATACCGCATTAGGTGTAAGTTATTTTGATGATGTATTCAAAAAAAATCCTGATTTAACAATATTGAACGCGGTATTTACAAAAATAATTTTGGATACGCCTGGGGTTTTAAGTTTACAAACTTTAAGTTTTGATCTCGATTCGAATAGACAATTATCGATTGATTTTTCGGCAATAACTGCCGATGGAATTATAGATTATTCTGGTTTTATAGGGGTTTAAAATGGTATATGGATTAACAAATACCGGATTTATTAAAAAAAGACAACCTGATATTCAAGATGAATTAGAGGAAAAATTCCGGGCGGCGTTTGGAAACGAAATTAATTTATTACCGACCTCTATTTTCGGACAAGTCATCGGAATTTTTTCCGAACGTGAGGCGAGCCTTTGGGATTTACTTGAGGAAATTTATAACTCGGCGTTTCCCGAT